AAGTTCCTTCTCTTCATTTACTTCGTCTGCAACAAGAAAACATAAATGAGTTTATTAACAAACTCGGTATCTGAATCTAATACATCATCAACAGGTAATTTTAATGCTGCTGCTAATTTCTCAATTGCACTAACATATGCCTGTTCTTTTTGTTCTACTGATAAGTCCTCTGCAAATGCTTTGCGTAATTCATTTTGAATTGACAAATAATTGCGAAAACTTAACGGTTTAACCATATAAGTTGTACCGTTTAATTCAACCTGTACCGGTTCTGTTGCCTTAATAAATTTCTCTGCTGACATAATATATTCCTATTAGTTGTATGTAATGACGATATCTGATGCACCACTAGTCGATGATGGCTTAATAGTTAATTCTTGAGTGGCAACACTACCATCTTCGCCAGGAGTGACACCAATAATTTGACACACTGGTAATGACACCGTGACTTTATTTCCTGTGACGGAACCAATGGTAAATGACACAGCAAATTGTGTTGCATTGCGTTGTAATTCATACACATCAAATGATCCACTTTCAGGTGCTTCGATGGTAACATTGAAATTCATATCACGACGAGCACCGGCAAAACCAGCATGTGCATCAACTTGATTGATATTAACACGAGGATTTAACTCGCGTCCATATTCTAATGCGAATGAACGAACAACAGCACTACCAAAGGTTCCTAATAACAATGCGATGTTTTCTGTTTTTGGTGGTAAAGTGTTATTATAGGTAATGGATGCAACATCGGCATCAGGAATAGATCCTGACATAATACCTGAAGTATTAAATGTATAGGTTGCTGCAGATGCACCATCACTTGCTAATCCAAATGTTGAACGACCACCAACTAAGATATATTGCTCACCCCGAGCAAATAATTTGATAGCAACACTATCACCTTGACTTGATGCAGCAACAGGTTGATAAGTGAATGCCCCTGCACTGAATGAACTACTTAATCCACATGACAACAATAGATTATGTACATCAGGAGGAGTTGTTGATGTTGAAGTATATGCGGAACCCGAACCACGGGCTTCCATTACAAGGACACTCTCAGCAAATCGTCCTGCTGGTGCGAGGTATGGTTGTGCTCCTGCGGTACTTGGTGCGGTTGGTCTTGCACCATCATACACATACGAGACAGTCATTGTTGGTAATTCTGTTGCGTTTACGGCGTGTGTTGTTGTGTTGAAGGCAGATGCGGTTGCATATGTTGATTCCTTCTGTACGAGAACGCCGTAGCCGATTACTGATTTAAAGGCCATCTTATTCTCCTAAATTATGGGTTAGTGTCTCGGACCCTGAATGTAATTATCAAGGACGAGAGTAGGTTTACATCTTGTTCATTACTTACTGCACGAGGTGTTTGACGAATTGTGGTCATCTCCATAATTTGGATATTATCATCAATTCTCGCCGCGGCGTTTGCGTTTTTACTCCACTGTCTTAAACTGTTCATAACACACGCAAGTGTTTTATAATTGTAATCAATGCCTGTGTGTGTAGAAGTTATTTTATTCCAATATGAAATGGCTAAAGTAATTTCTACATCACGAATTGAAGTGCGTATTTCTGGCATTAAGAAATTTACATCATCACTCAATGAAATCATTAATACTGGAAATGCTGATGGATCACCACCAACAGTCATCCAATAATCGGTGGTTTCTGTGTATACACCAGCAATAGGTGGCGTACCACTACCACTTGCTGCAATAAATACATTGACGCCGTATGTTGGATTTTGTAATGCTGATTTAACTAATTGTATTGTTTCGGTAATCATTAGCAACTTCCCGGTGGGTCGCATTCATTATTAAATGCATTTATTTTGGTCATATAAATTTCACAGTTTTCACCATCACCTATTAATAGGATATGTCGTACTGTATATGCTTGATCATCAATCTGAATAATGTTTTGTTTATCCTTTGGTATTTGTGTAGCAATATCTCGTAATACCGTTAATCGAAACATATTTTCTACCCATTCTACACCACGATCATCTTGTATTAAATTTGATTGTTGATCTAAAATACCTTGAAAATAAAATGGTTCATTCTCTATCGTAATTCTGCATTGCTGACCCGCTAGTTGCATCATTCTGCTTAAACCGAAGTTGAATAAGTTGTTCATAATTTGTAATCTCTGGTTTACGAGTTGTATAGAATGATCCTGTTTCGTTACTGTTACTATAAATATCTTTGATTATATCAATAAATAACTTTGACATATAGTTTGTAAAATGAAAAAAGGGGACGAGCGGATATCCCCGCCCGCCCCCTTCCGTCAAAAATTAACTATTACTTAGATAGTAATATTTGCCCACTTCACTATCGTAGCAGTATTTCTTACGACGGTATCGGCGAACATTTCAAGATTCAATACAGTTTGACCTGTTTGTAACTTGGTCAGGTCGTCACGAATTATTTCCACGGCTCCAAATGTGGCTGCCGTTACCTTACTGAAATCTCCAAACATTGCTGTTTTCTTACCAGAGATTTGTTCACTGAGGTAACCAGTACGATATACTGCGTTACTTGATTGGATAACATTAAGGACACTATCGCCTGAACCAGCACCGAACGACGGTGTTGAGAACAATTGTGAATATACTTGATGATCAACCACAAACACTGAGTTATCAATGTTACCGTTCTGTGCGGCAACTTGTGTAATCATTGCACTAGCTGATGCTAGATTCATTGAACCTGACAAGTTCAACGCAGTAATACCTGTGTCGCGTGAAATACCTGTCATGTTGTTGGTACCCGTTCCTGCCCACGACTGACTGTCGAAGATACGAACTGATTCCTGTAACAAGTCATTAAATAAGGAGCTCTCAAATGCGTAAGTTCCATTTAATTTTCCAAGCAAGTTACTGAATACATAACGAGCACCCATGCGCTTTGGCGACCAGGTCTTCAAACCAACAACAACTTCACCTTCCGATATTGAACCCGTTTCTGCACCGACTACTGCAACCGATGGGGTTGAGAAGAATGGCATCTGGGCCGTGTCGTTCAACGAAACGATTTGACCACCGACACGAGCAAGTAATGCACCTTCACGAAGAGCGTCTTCGAAGGTGAGGAAATTTTTGCCCGTCGCGTTTACACCCGTGTTACCAAATGCTGTACCGTCACGCGTAAACATGCGGGAAGAAATCATTGGTACATTGGTTGGGAGGTATAAGGTACCGTGCGAAATTGAACGACCTGCTTCACGAGCTTGGTCAACACCGCGTTCTGCGAGTTCACTATTGTCACCACGAAGCCATGACTTGATAGCACCACCGAATTCAGGGGTTTCGTTCTTCTTGATGTGAATAGCTGGACCTGATACCTTGTTTGTATTCGACTTGGTGTCAAGAATTTCTAATGCTACACTTTCAGCAGTACGACCTTCTTTAAGCCAAGTTGGAAGTTCTGCTGACTTTTCGTACTTAGCAGCTAATTCTGCTAAACGAACTGTATTTTCGGCTCCTGCAGAGCCATTGCTTACATTGCTCATTGTATCTCCTTTGGTGTTTGAGCGTGAGTTGGCTTTTGGAGCCGATTTTAATTTTTTGATAACTGCTTCTTCTTCTTCTGTTGCTTCTCCTTCCGCAGTTTCCATAGAAGGTGTGTGTCCTGCTTTCATATCTTCGTATCCCATTTTCATTTCGTCGTCATGTCCCATTTTCATTTCATCGTCATGCATTGCTTTTAATACATCTTCTACAGCAACTTCTTCTACTGTTTCCGTGCTTACGGTATCTTCAAGTTCGTCAGCTAAACTTTGTAAAAGTGTTAGTTTTTCTTCTTCACTTAACATGTTTACTGCGTCCATGACATCACCGAAATCGCGTTGATTCATAGTTGTGTCCTCGTTCTTTGATGTTTCATAAGTTCTACCAATTCCTGCTTTGATGTAATCAGCAGGGGTAGTAACCACGCTGATTTCGTACAATGTCCAAGAAGTTGCGACATATTGTGCTATACCGTCAATGGCATCTGCTTCACGAATTTCATTGATTTCATATCCAATAGAAATACTCTTGAGAATACCATCTAAAATGTCTGCTGATATTTGACGAGACAATTCACTATTCTTACTTAAACGAACAACCGCACGAAGTTGTCCATTCGTTATCCATACCTTTTCTACAATACCAATATATTCATCATTCTTATGGTTGTATAACAAAGGTACCGCCCCTGCTGCAACTCGTGTGTAATCCACAGCAGATTCTGTATGTATTAATGTTTCATATCCAAATTGACGAAGATATGGAATATCACTACTTGCAGCAATTTCAATTACTAACCCATTTTCTGTTTGAACTGGATTAGCAATTTCTAATGTTCGCGTTGACCGCGTATTAATAATGTTTTTAATTTCCATAGTCTATAAATAGTTGATAGAATATCAAAAGATTATTTAGTTCGTTTCGAGTTGCGCCGCGTCTTCGGCTCCACCTGCGGCGAGTTGCTCGGCTTCGTTTGGCGTGTTGAGAGTTCCGGAAGCGACTTGGTTTGCTGTATCAACTGCTTTTGGATCTCCAAGGGCAATGTTGACTCCGTATTTCGCAATCTCAGCTTCTTCTGCAGCCAACTGCTTGATGTTTTCAAAGAAGTCACCACCGATTTCAGCACAAATTTGAGTCCTTGTATATAATCCATTATTAATTCCCTCGATATATGCCTTCATATCTTTTGATGGATCAATCGTGGAATGTCGTGTTCCACGGAAGGTTACCTCAAAATAATCATCAGCATTCATGGTTGGTAGTTTGATTACACCGTATAGAAGTGTCGATTCAATCCACTTCTTATACACTTTCATATGAAAACATTTAATAAGCCATCTTTGAATTTGCTGGAAATGTTCGCGTTCAACTAATGAACTAAAACGAATATTTGCACTGTTTCCCGATTGTGGATCTGCTGTTAGAGTTGCATATGAAATAAACAATCCTGATGCAATACTTTGTAAATACTGATTCGTTGTTTCTTTGAACTGTTGTGTTGGGAAACTCAAGTTTAAGGCTTGTAATGATTTTCCATGATCAAGTTCAAGAATTTGACTATAGGCTAAATTAATCTCAGGGGACTTGTAACTAGAAACGGCAGCATTACTGACCGCAACATCATCTACGCCTACAGGATCGGGTTCACTGTTGGTCATAATCAATGGGGTGGTGGCTGCGATACTACATGCTTGTAAATGTGCTTCTAGATATTGATTTAATCGTGATACTGTATTCAGTACAGAAGTAGTCCACGGCAAGGAACGCACGGCCCCTGGAATTTCCATATCATAGATATGTAAAATTTCTTCTGCGGGGATACGCTCACGAATGCGGGGAATCTGTGTAATATCACTGGGTAATCTATTCCATACATGATATGCAATTGGCCGACCACGATTGTTAAATTCAACACCCATGATAATAACACGATCCTTTTCACCTAATACCGTATTATAAGTTACATCTAGCAATGATGGGTCAAGTACTTGTAAAGCAAATCCAAATTTATTCACGGTTTTGCCCGTAACAAATCGAATTAATGCTTCTCCATCTCGGGAAATTGTACGAACGACCAATTGTTCTACTTCATTGAATGATAGTTGTTGGTCATAGGTTGCTTCTTGCGACCATTGTTCCCATGCACGACGAATGTTTAGATTGGTTCGTTCGGCTAACTTACCAGAGGGGCCAAGGATACTTGGTTCTAATTTTAAACCATCCTGTCCAACAACGAATACGGAAATCACCTCCTGATATCGTTGCAAATAGGGGTCAATTTGTGTTAAGTGACGCGATAAGTCACGCGTTCTTTCTAAGTTGTTAAGTAGATCTTGATTGACTGACGAAAATATTCCACGATTAAATGCAAAATTAATTGATGGTGCAGGAAGTCGTGATTTTTCCAATCGTGTTTGTTGTGGTGCAATACGGGTTATTGACTTTTTTTGTGGCGGTGTATTACGACCAAACAAGAAATCGGTAAATTTGCTCATATTACGATACCCAATTGTTTAATTCCTGATTTGCCTAATCGTGCATTTATAAGAGCTTTTCTCTCACGATCCCAAAATGATCGTTCAACCAATAAGTCTCGACGATTCATCATGCTAATAGAACGACCTGCTATGGAGATACTTTCTGCTGCTTCTCCTGACGATAATTGATTTAGTAATGACTTCTCAATTAATTCGATCATACGATTACAGATTGATTCTTTACTTTGCTGTAGTGCAATATTAGGTAATACGGTAATATTGCCACTTTCTGCTGTGTAGTTAATCGATCCACTGGTAACTCGTACCGCGTAGGCGTAAGTCCCACTCTTTAAGTATGCCCCTTGATTTGCAGTAATGGTGAAAAGAAATGCACCTTCTGCATGATCTGGGTTACTTGTTGTTGATGCCGAACCACTAATTGATAATAAGGATGCACCGTTTAAATAGAATAAAGCATTATAATCATCGCTTGGATAATCCGTATAATGCTGTGTAAAATTGATTGTGTCACCTGCTATGAAGTTTTCAATCATATAAACCCTCTATAATATTATACATAAATAGAATACAAAACATAAAAAAGATAATTTTACCGTTTAAATACACTAAATCCAGTATTCTTTGCATTATGTAATCGCATTCCTGGTTTAAATTGTGCTGGTTCTACTGATACGGCATCTTTTGCTTCGATACTTTCCGGTTCTGGTTGTAAGTCCGACACCTTTTTTGCTAGGTCATCTAACTTACCAAATACATCGGGGCCTAATGCCAATAGGGCTGCATACGCATATACAAAACAATCGAGTGCTTCGTTACGATCACGAGTTGCTTTCCAACTACCAATACGGCGTGACCCTTTATATTCATATACTTTCTTTTCTGCGGTTAGTTGATATAAAGTTTCTTTATCCAGATATCGTTCCTGCTCATATCGTTTAGGATACGCAATAGGAAGATGGACATAATTTTCTCCAGGGTCAGGATTGTTGAATAATACAGCAATATGATCTTTTGCTGGATTTGTTCCAACACGGAAATAGAGTTGTCCACTTTCTTTATAAAACTTTGCCTGTCGTTCTAAGATGCCTGAGGTATAATTGGCGTCACCTTTGACGGCAATGATTGTTCTATTTGCATGATCAATAGTTTTTAAATCACGAACATAGCGGGCCACACGATTTGCATTAAACCCACTATCGATAGCAATAGCACGAATACCAATTCTTGCCCCATGTGAAGTCACATATCGTTCATTTAACAGAAAGTTTGTCAGGTCACCAAACACAATGTTTTTGTTGGTGTCTCCTTCAAACAATCGAAAGTCAATAAGATAACATTCGTCACTCTTACCATATCCCCACACATAGGCTTCAATACGATTCTGTTGAATGTCCACCCCACAAGTTAATACACCCACCCCATTACAGATTTCAGTTTTTGTAGGAATTTCTGCATTATAAATTTCTAATCGTTCACCCAATTTGTTTGCACCAATATATTCTTCAATTAACTGAAATGGCTTGGCTAATCTACTATTCATAAACACTTGTAGCTTATGACGGTTCTTAGCAATGGATGTCCATTCAATTACCAATTCCTTCCAACTCATATTTACAGAATATAATGCATTAAGAAAGAATCCAGCAATATGACTATTCGGATTATGTCGTATCCATTCTCCATGTAATAACATTTGGTATTTGTGTTCTTCGGTAATACCATGTTCGCATGCACGACAAACATATTTTGGTTCGTTGGGATTATCTTTATAATTTAAATATTCCCATTCTAATATTTGTTTATGTCCACACTCGGGGCAGGGAATATAGTAATGGCGTTGATCACTTTCTTTAAACTTCTTTTCAATAGCAGATAAATCTGTTATAGTTGGCGTCGATGCATAAATGCGTTTTGCTTTATGCTGGAATGTCGTGGTACGAATGGTCGCCAAATCAATCACATCTCCATCCTTACCAGCACTCTCGGGATATCGATCCACTTCATCGGCTAACAAGACACGAACGGTTTTACCATGGAGTCCTGTAGAGT